CGTAGGTAATCTTTGTTTGCAACATAAAGGATTGCAGCCTCATTACCTGCTACCGAAGCGGTAAACTTATCCGCCGAGCTGAAGAAGCCAATTGTGCCTGGTGGAGTGGATGCCGCAGCTGCGCCTTCACGGTTAAGCAGCGGATTAGGGAACACGCCACCGGCGTGGATGATATGCTTTCCGTCTTTAGCCATTTTTTACTCCGGCATTTCGCTGACTGATTGGGTGTTGGTTGCCTGGTTGCGGAATGCACCGTTCAGGCCGAAAGAGGTCTGGCACTTGGCATACATAGCGTCGAGGGCCTTACCGTCAAGATCTGCGACTTCTTCATCGCTCATGTTCATCGCCAGCTTCACAGCTGCGCGCTTTTCGCCTTTCTCTTTGTCGGCGTTCGCGTTCAGGCTGTTGAAAACGACGTCCACGCGATCAGCGAGTGTTTTCGCCCACGCTGGCATCTCTTCGTTATTGGTGGCCTGCTCTTTTTTCTTGGGCTTGCCGGTTTCCGGATCGATTTCTTCATCGCCTTTTTTCTTGGCGGTGACTTCGTCGGCCTTCATTTGGTTGTATGCGTCCATCAGCTCGTCGTCGGACTTGCCATCAGTCGGCTTACCAGCGGCTTTCAGCGCATTGATAATCAGTTCTTTCATCGGATCGTTCTCTCCGTTGGTTTTAATCTCGTACTCAGTGGGTTTGCGCACGACTTCTACAGGTTCGCCGACGAACACGGCCTTGCCGTCCTCATCGATGAGGTACTTCTGCTTCAGGTATTTGGTGTCATTGCGGTAGATGAAGCTGTCCGGCCACACCGTTTCAGGCCAAAGCCACTTATCTTCGTAATCACCCTCGCGCAGCTTGTCGCTGATAGCGCGGGAGATATCGTCGAAAGAGAAGTTGGAGGCGTTGGTGAAGAAAAATTTGGTCTTGTTGATCAGGCCATCGCGGGTGCAGTCAATACCATCAGCCAGGCGGGCAACTTCGATCTGTTGCTCATCACCTTCTGAGTTAACGAAGATGCCCACGCCCTCCTCAGGTGTTCCGGCGCCAGGCTCATCCAACAGAATCGCTACATGGTCAAAGAACATGTTGGTAGCGATTTCGTTGTACTTTTTCCCCTTCGATTCGCCATTAGCCGCAACGCCGGAGTACAAAAGACCGGTCGATATGTGAATCGGATCCGTGTTGGTTCCGGCGGCCATCTCATCCAGTCGATTAACGAGTCGTTTGCCCTTCTCGCTTGACTCGGCGTATTGGCGGTTTACATACATATCACCGCTGACTTTGTTATTTTCGTGGGTGCCGTTCTGGAACCATGCCCCGACGTGGTACTCATTCACCGCCCGAACATCACGCGCCGACACATGCTTGCCGTCCACTTTTGGGTGGCCCAGCGGCATCGGGTTACGCTCAAGCGTGTTGTAGGCCTTTTCGATTTCTGCTGCCGGGTACAACTTCCGGTTCATCACGATATCGTCCACGACAGGCGTGATGCCGCGAACCACGATATGTGGCTTGCCGTCGATGGTTTCAGTGGTGATGTTTGAAGCGGAGTTGACGACGGTCAGCACGTTAACGCGGTTGCGTTTCATGCTGGGTCCTCGTTATTGGATATCTGGCAATAAAAAAGGCCGCCGTAGCGACCTTCAGGAGCTCTGAGGTTATTTAAATTTAAGTTCTTTTTCAGCGTCCAAGACAATGGCATCAATAAGTTGCTGGGTCGCAATCTTCATATCATTGTATGCCACAAAATCTGGGTAACCCTCTTCGTAAACACTATGATCGGAATCAGCGTCCTGCTTGAAGAAATTATTGAGCAAATCCCTTGTATTATTGCTTAGAGAGATTGGTGCGAGCACATAAAACCGATGGAGTTGCGCTTTTATTTGATGGAATGTATTCCAATCAACAGACCCTTTCGGCGGCGGCCTACCATACATACCAGCATTGTATTCAGCCTCGTAAAAATCTGAGGCGTGGGAATAAATTGCTTTGATTTCAAATAATTTATCAATTAATTGATTGTACGCAGCATGTTTCTTCTCCCACCATTTTTCTTTGTAAAATCGATTCAGAGCGAAAAATGCAGTAAATCCTGCTGCCACAACCCCAGTGGTGATTGGAACAACTAGAGATAAAAAGAATGAACCGACTTCTGCCGCAGTTACACTGCTCATTGCTCACCTTTTAGCAACTTTATCATTTACATGATGATATCACTCCGACTCGGATTTCCAAGCTTTCCTCTCTTTCGCCAGTTTCTCAGCCAGCCCATCATTGAAGATGCTGCCGTCGTCGTTGAGCAGCACTGGGATCTGGCTGCAGTAGCAGTTGTACCGGTTGCCGTTCTCGGCGTAGAAGTCCCGAATCTCTTCGGTGGTGTAGACCTTACCGTGGCGGCTGGCGTGCCACGTGCGCGTTGTTGGCTTGAGCGCTGACAGCCACAGCAGGCCGGTATTCAGCCCTAACCGGTCAGCAGCCCAGTCCGTTTCATTCCACTGCGCCTGCCGCAGCGCGCCGACCTGCTCAGTCTGCGCTATGGCCTTGGCCTTCGACATCGACACATCGAGGCGTTTGCTGATGACGCTGGCCGTTTCGCGAGGATTCACCCCGCGCGCTACCGCATCGGTGATGATGTTGCTCAGGTCGCCGCGGGCGGTATCGCTGATAACCTTCCAGTCGCTGAACGTTGTCAGCCTGGCTGACGCTATCTGGTTCAGATAACCCGGGCTGCTTAAAAGTTGCTGTAGCGTCGTCTGGCTGGCGTACACCTGCGACTGCACCGAAAGGTTAGTGAAGGCGTTTAGAGTGCCGCGGTCATACTCCGCAATGACATAGTCCATCGCCCATAGGTTCTGGCTTCCGCCATCAAGAAGTTCATCATCCAGAATCGACTGAACTACCTGCAGCAGGTCGGCCAGCTCAGCGGCGGTCATGTCATAGATGAACTTACCGGCATTGACCTGGTACAGCGAAGGCTCTGCGCCCTCATTGTTGCACATCATCCAGGACTGCTGTGCGTTCTCCTCACGCTGCTGCCCGGTCAGCCGAAGATCAAGCAGCGCCTTAAGCCTGCGCTTGATGTTCAGATACCGATCTTCGATATCGCTGAACATCCGGCTGACCTGCCGCGAGGACTGCGTAGGGTCAGCTTTATTGCGCGGTACGATTGGCGTCCCGATTCTGGTTAGCGCTGTCATCATCATCTGTCAGCGGATCCTTATCGGTTTGCTTTACATCAGGGTTAGGTGGCGACACGACCTTGCGAGGCTCCAACTCACCGACTGCGCGGATTTCGTTTTCATCCACTGCCGGAGTGCCGTATGCCTGCTGAGTATCTTTCGCCACAACAGCCATTGCCTGCATGTTGGCAATTTTCTCTTTTTCACTCGGCGCGAGCAGATCAGACCATGCCAGCGTGACCTCACCGGATGATGGCGGGTCAATGACGCCAACCGTCCAGAAGCGCTCAAGCACGCTCTCGATCACCGTCGACTGGAATCCCCAGCGGCGGCCGTTACAGCGCTTAGCCCAGTCTGTTTTGTCCTCATCGGAAGCAAGTCGCCCCGTCTGCTGTCCAAACAGGATGGTGAACGGGCATTGGATCGAAGATGCGAACTCGTTGGCAGCCACCGTCCATGTTGGAGATGGATCGGCGGCAGCTACGGAAAGCACTGACGGCGTACCTGCCTGCATTACTAGGGCAGCATCAGTGCCACGGTTCATCTTGGCGACTTTGTCGTTAAGCGCCTCGCCAAGGTCTTTGTAGCCAGCGTCTGTGGCCGCCTTTTTCAGCGCCTCAATATTAGTCTCCTTATCGAACGCAATCCCGAGCTGGCGACTGGCATTCTTCAGGAACCCCTCGGCACTACCGCCAGATACCTTTTCAAGGTCGAGAAGCTTGTTGTAACCAGCGCGCAGGAATGGCACGCCAGAGAGCATGTTCTCGTCTTCTGAGCCTTCGCAAAGGATGATGATTCGCTCGGGGTGAACAGTAACGCCGCGCACCGGGCCGTACGTACCATCATCACCTACTGGCTGCTCGTTGAAGTTGTACGAAACTGGCTGGCCGTACGTTTCTGAAAGCGTGTCGGTATCGAAGTTACCAGGCTTGACCTGTGATTCCCACGCTGGGATCAGCTTAACGATGGGTCCGTTACCGATATTCCTCAGAGATTTTACCTTCGCTCGGTCTACCGGCTCGCGCCATTCTCTGCCATCGCGGAACTGAATGAGCAATGCCGAGTACCGGCCAACGAGATTACGGCGATCCGCATCCTTAATTTTCGGCCAGTGCTTCTTCAGCAGCTTAGTGGCTGACTTTTCCCAGTCCGTTGTCTCGGTTGACTCCTTACCGTCGTCGCCGTCGATGATCGTCGGGTTATCAACCCAGCACGAATCAAGAAGCTTATGAACGGCGGCAAACGCCACCGCGTTACGCTCGTATGCCCGGTAGTAGCGGTCGAACTCGAGACTGTTTGGATAGCCGAACTCATCCCACAACTTCGTGCGTTTGGTGTTTCCCGGCTGGCCTGCGTACAGCATGCGCTGCCGCCCGATAGCATCAGCAAGGGTCATTAACGAGGAATGAAACCTCGCCTTGTTGTTCACTCACTGATGAGCTCCTTAGAAGAATACTGCGCCGACCTGCTTGTGGTTGTTCTTCGCTACTGCAAAGTAACGGAAGCCGTCAGCACCGTGTGATGTGAAGTCATGAAGCGGTTTGTCTTTCCAGCAGCCGCGCTTGTCGTCCCACTCCTTGCGATAACCTTCGAGGTGAGATATGCCCTCGGCACACTTCTCTTCATCGAAAACGCAGGACGGGAGAATTTCACGCACCGACTCAATGCCGGTATCGACACCAGTTTTCGGAACAACATTGAAGGTCATCGAGTAAACCTGACCGTCGATTTCATATCCTTCCTGAGCTAGCTCTTTGCGTGACTTTGCATCAGCGCCGAATTCGCGGTTTTCGATGTCGTGCGGACCCCAGTGCTCGCCGTACTCATATCCCCGGTCTTTCAGCACCTTCATGTAGTGCCTCAGCCCCTCGCCGGAGTTTTCGTAGTAGTCGATGATGTGGAACTCTTCGCCGACCTCACGAACGAACCATATCGCCGTGGAGTCGCCCACGCCGATATCCCAGAACGTATGGACCGGGAGGTGTGAGTTATCCGGGATTTGGCCGATCCGCTTGTTGGTGTAGAGCCAGCGGAACTGCTTGGCATAGTACGCGCCCTCGACCGACTGCTGGAATGCCTCGGCCGGAATGGTCGGGTATTCGCGCTTCATGTCGTCGCCGAGCGTTTTCTCTTTGGCGTAGTACCAGGCTTTCTGGCGCTCATTGACGACTACGCCGTGCTTCGCCTCCATCTCAGCGAAGTATTCCAGCAGGCGCACCGGAAGAGGTTCGACCGGGTCGATTGCGTACTGCGGATTCTTCCACCAGGAGAAGAAGAAAAACTTCCAGTCCAGCGCGGATAAGGGCTTACTTTGCAACAGTGCTTTCTCTGCCGCCTGGCAGTAATCGAAGAAATAACCCGCCCGGCCCTCTGCTGTGCTTTCGATGGTAGCGAAGCATTCAGTCGATACCGCCTCAAACGCACCAGTGACGATCTCACGGGCTTTGTCAGGATACTTGGCGCATATCTTCCCGAACTCGGAAACGTGCAGGTAACGCAACGTGCCGCCACGAAATGACGTGCTGACGTAGAGTGATCCGCCTTTCTTAAAGACAAGCTCACCGGAAGAGTCGTTGCTGGCCGGGTTGGCCGCCTTTATCTCTGCGGGCAGCTTGTCGTATGCGTACTTCACCTTTTCGCGGAACAGGCGCTTTGCGTCATTCAGCGTATGGGCAATCAGGGCGCACTTCGCCGACTCGAACAGGGCCGCGTCGAGCTGGATGATGCACACCTCAGTGGTGAAACCGAGCTGGCGAGCCTTCAGGATGATGTTGCGGGTGTGGATCCCCTCGAAGTATTCCCGCTGCTCAGGCGTCATCCTGAAGCGCGTGGGCTTACCCTCTTTGTCGGTGATCCAGTAAAGATTGTTCAGCCGCCAGTCTTTGTCGGCCAGCAGCTTGATGTGCTCAGGTTTCATTACGCCCCCTGAGACAGTGAATCCATAAGATCAGAAAGTTGCTTAACAGAGTTGTCGCCTTCAGGACCGTCGATGTCGTAGGCCTGTCGCTCAAGTCCTATCAGGTTCTTCAGCGCGTCGCTCAGTGCCTTAACCGACTTAACGCGCTCCGGCATGCTGATGACCTTGTGGTAGATCTCATTGAGTTTGTCCTGGCCCTTATCGTCAGGGTCGAACATCAACTCTCCGAGCTTCTCCAGTGCCGCCACGTCTGCGCACTCTGCGCCCAACTCATCAAACAGGGCATTAGTTATCTGCCGGGCACGCTTAATGTCACCGCGATGCTCCATGCGGACGTTGGCGATTACCTCAGCTGTCGCCTCGATGAGTACGCGTTCGTTAAAAGTGACTTCACTGCGTACCTGTTTGCGTACCTCTGCTTTGCGTACCAGATCGTCGGCTCGTTCTTTCACCTTCGCATTGAGGTCACGTGACCAGTCGTCACGCTTGGCACGCTTACGGATAGCGCCTTCACTGATACCGTGTTGTGATGCTATTTCTCGGAGGGACATCACTCCGGCCCGGTACGCCGTCTCGATGGCCTCCCAGTCCGGTTTGCTCATTCGTTACTCCGTTTCTGGTTCTGCTGGCTGCTCTACAGGCTCAAACAGGAAGTCATCAATGCTGTCCTGGCTGAAGTAGCGCCATTTGCCGTCATCCATTGCCAGAGCGACATAACCATTGACGATTTCTGGCTGGCTTCGGGTCATGAGCCCAGTGAAGGACTCTTTGGATTTTTTGGTGATTGTGATTCGGTAGACGGTAGCCATTTCGTTCTCCACGTGTCGCAACTGTTGCCCTGCTTCTCAGAAGTGTTTAGCCACTTACAGCTTACCCGTCAGCAAGATGTGATCACCATCCTTGCGGGGTTACACAGATCATTATCGAAGCCCCTCAGTGAAGGGCTCCTGTAATGCCGCTTAGCTGCTGCCTCTTCGCCTCTGCTTCCCGGATG